TTTACGAAATACATAGCGGGCTACTCCGGCCCGTTTAATCTCCTTAACGAAGAGTTACATCTTGATATGTGTAACTATCGTCAATCCCTTCTCGAAGATGGTTGTCGTGGGGCGATGTTCATTCCCCGGTCACATTATAAATCAACGATCGTAACCGAGGCTGCGAGTGCTTGGGAGGCACTCCGAAATCCAGATATCCGTATTCTCATCGCCGGATCGACCGCTGGGAAAGCGCAGAGTTTCATGTTGAGTGTTAAGGCGATTTTTGATGAGAATGATTTAATGAAGCTCCTTTATATAGAGTACATCCCAGAAGGGGCGAGACCGCCTCGCTGGAATGATACTGAGATGGTCCTTCCTAATCGGACCCGGCGATTCAGAGAGCCCACTGTTGAGTATATCGGATCCGGGGGCGCTTCCGAGGGGCATCATTATGATCTTATCGTATGTGACGATCTCATCGGATTGAAGGCGCTTAATTCGAATCAGATGTCCTCCGCGGAGATGCAAAGGACTAAGAACTGGTTCTGGGGGAGTGAAGATACTCTTCTCGTATCGGTTAAGATATCGAGGGTCATCGTCGTTGGGACTCGCTACGCTGCGGATGATCTCTACTCGGATATACTCGCTCTCACTAAAGAGATGGTCGGTTGTGAGTTGCCCGGTTGGGAAGCTGACACTGAAGGGGGCGTTTGGAGGTGTTATTACCGGATGTGCATCGAGGGCGGAGAGGTTATCTTCCCGGAGAACTGGTCCCTCGAGGCGTATGAGTTGATGAAGAAGAAGCATTATTTCACGTTTATGTCCCAGTTTATGAATTATCCTCAGGGGGCTGGTCTCGCGGAGTTCTATGAGCTCCGGATTAAGCCTTGTGTTTGTGATTGGGATCAGACTGGGATGGGGTATATCATTATTCCTGATGAGAAAATCCCCCTTTCCAATTGCACACTCGTCATAGCTGCCGATCCGGCGGCGACTGAGCGTTATATTGAAGCCCGGACCTCTCGGACGGCTGTTGGGGTGATGGCGACCGACCCCGGAGGGAGAAGGTTCTTCATTGAGATACGCGCGGATCATGTCCCGGTCTCGACATTGATCTCGTGGCTGTTCTCGTTGCATCGGAGATATAAAGCCTTCCGGCCCCGAACACTCCTCGAGATGCAAGGAGCGTTTCGTATGCTTAAGTCCACTCTTGAAGAGAAACAGCAAGCTGAGCAGTATTACCTCGGGATGGATAAGGTGTCGTGTGTTGGAGATAAGGATGCCCGAATACGCTCGGCTCTCGAACCTCCTATGATAGAAGGTTTGCTTTACGTGAATGAGGTTTATATGAACATCGTAAAGGAAGAAAAGGACAACTTCCCGCAGAGCGTTAAGAAGGATGTTCTTGATATGATGCAGATAGCGATAAATGGCTCTCCAATACCGTTCTATATGAAAGACTACATCAACAAAGGGAAAGGACATCGCGGTAGGAAGAGATGGGAAGAGACAAGTAGCCTTACGGGGTATTAAGTTGAGAGGAGTATGTGATGAGTGATAATGTGGAATTTGAAGTAGTAGACGATCAAGCAGTGAGCGCCGGACCGGCTACGACAGTGGAGGGTTTGATAAGAGAGGAGGATCCGATCCTCGGTGAGTTGCGAGCAGATGACGGAAATTCACCCGGGGCGAAGTTACGAACTTACGTCTTTAATGAGATCGAGGCTGTTCTCTCCGGTGCGACTCGGGGGGAGTTCTTAGACAGGCTCTCGCGCATCCGAAAGGCTCGCGAGGCGAAGACTGAGAAGGCTGTTAAGAATTACCCATGGGAGAAGGCATCGAACATCCGGGTGCCCATATCTCTTATCAATGTTCAAGGTGTTTATGCGCTGTTGAAGGGGAATTTCTCCCAGAGAGAGCCGTTATGGGAAATCAAAGGGAAGAGCGACGCGACGAAGGCTCCCGGGAAGGGCCTTGAAGCCTTGGTCAGCTTCGCTGCGGAGAGTAAAGATCACACGAACGTCCGAGAGGAGAACACAACGATCTTCTATAACTCCGTGTCAGAAGGAGTGCAGATCGTCAAGGTCCCTTGGGTTGAGGAGACTTATTATTATAGGGACTCGGAGTCGGGCGCTTCCATACCAGTCATCCGACGGGACGCGCCGGCGTTTAAGCCTATACCTAATGAGCACTTCCTCATAAGGCCCGAGTGGAAAGACTTCCAGCGAGCCCCATGGGTCGGGAGTGTTGATATTTACTTCGAGCATGAACTCATCGGAGAGGGGACTAAGAATCGTTTCGATATGGAAGCTGTTGAAGCTGTCATTGAGAAGGGCGGAGATGCGCTCGACTCGCTTGAGGTTGAGAGGTTGGAGTCTGAGGGTCAAGTGGAATCGGGCGCTGAGGATAGTAAGCGTTTTCTCTGCGTTGAGATGTTCGTTTTTTGGGATCTCTTCCAAGATGGAAACTTTGTGGATGTCGTCCTTACCGTCCATCCGGCTTCTAATACGATCCTCAGGGCTGAGTTCAACGATCTTCGTTATCGACCTTACTTCTACGTCCCTTATGGGATGAGACCTTACTCGCTCTACAAACAAGGTGTTTGCGAGTCGCTCGAGGGGATACAGGCTGAGGTGGATTTTCTACACAATGCCCGGATCGACGCCATTCATATGGAACTCTCCCCGATGCTTAGCGTTGCGATTGGAGCTAACTTCGGCGAGGGGGAAGAGGTCCGACCGGGGAAGATTGTCCGGAGCTCCGACGCGCAGAAGGATGCGAGGTATGTTCAGATTAACTCAATCACTGATGGTGCGCTTGAAGCTGAGATGGTCGCTCAGGGCCTCGGGGAGAGGGTGTCTTCGTTATCGGCACAGCAGGCTGGGTTTGATTCTAACATCTCCAAGTCCGGAGCGACTGCTTCGGGGAATATGTTCCTCGCTCAGCAGGGGAGTAAGGTCTTCTCCTCTTATATGGAAGTAACAAAAGACCACTACGCTGAGGGAGGGAAGATACTCGCTTTTCAGATACTCACTCATGCCGATAAGGCTCGAGAGTGGATTCAACATCTCCCGGATGAGCTACAAGAAGATGCCGAACTTGCGCTGTCTACTATTAAACCCGAGGATCTTCCGAGTAAATTTTCGTTCTCTGTGAGGACGATGGAAATGGAGAAAACCGAGGAAGCTCGTAAGCAAGCCCTTATGGCTGCGATACAGCTCTATACCGCTTATGGCCAGCAAGCCACTCAGCTTTCGATGGCTATATATAACCCGCAAATGCAACTCCCCGAAGAGGTGAAGAGTGTTTTGCAGAAGTTACTCATCGGCCAGACGAAACTCATGGATGAGGCTTTTGAGAACTTTAACCAGACCGAAGGAAAGTCTTACACAGCGTATGTGAAAGACATCCAGCTCATGGTCGAGATGCAGGAAGCAATGAAGAATCAATCCTTAGGAGGAATGGATAATGGAGGACAGCAAATGGGAGGAAGCCCTATTAGTGGAAGCCAAGCGGCTCCGAGTGGAGGAGGTGGAGCTGAGACTGTTCCTACTCTTCCTCAGGGGCAAGGGCCGGAAGGTTTTGGGCAAGGTATTTAAAGAAGTGCACGATGGTGCTATGGGGTCGCTTAAGTCAGGCGCTGAGCATGATTTGTATCGAGCTCAAGGGCGGATTAATGCTCTTGATGTGATTGAGAATAAAATTAAAACCATCGAGGGCCATATGCCTAAGATGCTATTATGATAAGGAGTAGATTATGCTAATTAGAAAGAGAGTGCCTTTCTTCTGTTATGAGCCGGATGGACTTCCGGCTATCAGCGGTGGACAGGAAGTTGAGGAGGAGGAGTTTGAGATTGAGGTTATCGATCCCAACGAAGAGGCTGCTGCGTTAGTGCTTGCTCAAGCGCCGGCTGCGCCCGTTGTTGATCCCCTCCTTGCGAATGTTCTACAACGAAACGCCGACCTCATGGAAGGGCTGAGTAAGAAAGATGATGAGATCACAAAAGTCTCCCAAGGCTTACAGAGACTTACCGATACCATGGGCCAGCAGCAATGGGCTGAGCAGCAGCGCGTTCAGGGGGAGAGCGAAGCGGATTATAATAAGAGACTGAATGAAGAGTTCTATAAGGCTCCCGCGGAGAACCTCAACAAGATCATGGCCAAGAAAGATGATCAAATGGCCAATACATTCGGCCGAACGCTCTTAAATCAAGCTGTGCAGATTGTCGAGATCGCTCCTGAGACATCGGTTAACTATACCCGGTTCAAATCTGAGATGGATCAAGCCTTCGGGACGATCCCTCCTCAAGCGTTGCTTAACAATCCTCAGGTTGTAAAGCAGATGTACGAGGTTGTCCTCGGGCGGCATACGAATGAGCTTGTGACTGATCAGGTCACGGCTGGTGTTCAGAGTGCCCTTGAGAAGCTTGGTATTAAGATCGAAGACGGAAAGGCAGTCCTCGGTCCCCAAGGGGCGGTAAACTCTTCGATGCAGCTTTCCTCGCAGACACCCGCACCGGGAGTTGTCGCTCCTTCGACTTCGAAGAAAGTCCGGATTACCGCTGCGAAACGCTCGGAGCTCGTTGCTCGGGCGGAGAGTTTAGGTTTGGATTGGGAAGATTTCGCACGAGTAGAACATGAAGCTGGGAGGCTGTAGGTGATGGATGAAATAATGAATGAAGTTACGAAAGGATTGCAGAAGGAAGGTAATGTGGGAGATGGGGAAGAGCTAAAAATCCCCTCAGCCGAAGACCTTGTTATCTCTTCTCCTTATATTGAA